CCTCAGCATGCGCCGGACGCACCGTTTGAGTTTCATGAGGGTTCGGGTGTTCTGCTTGATACGTCGTTTGATTGGGATGACGTTCATTCGTCTCAGCCTGTGGTGCGTCAGGCTAGGAATCCTCGGAAGGTTCGGGCTGGTGCGGAAATGTTGTCTGAGGGTTGGTGGGCTTCTGCTGATGTGTCGTGTTGGGCTGGGTTGGAGGGCAAGGAGTTGTATCGGGTGATGCTTGCTGAGTGGGAAAGCCTGTATTCGCAGTTGAAGTAGAATCGGCGCGTGGCTGGTGCGCGTACATTCGTTGTTCGGTTCGTCTCTGATACCGACAAGGCTCTCGATGGGTTCAAGAAACTCAATAACGGGCTGGCTGGCGTTGGCAATAGTGGCACGGTCGTTAGCCGTTCGTTCAAGGACATGTTCACGGGGGCTGCGGTTGCGACGGCTGGGGTGTCGGCTGCGGTAGTTGGGGTTGCTGGTGCGTTGTATAAGGCGACGCAGGCTGCGGCTGAGGATCAGAAGAGTCAGGCGTTGTTGGCCGATCAGTTGCAGAAGACGGTTGGTGCTTCGGATCAACTGATTGCTTCGACTGAGCGGTTGATTGCTGAGCAACAGGCATTGACCGGTATCTCAGACACTCAGTTGCGTGACGCTCTTTCGATTCTCGTTCGTGGCACAGGTGACCTGACCAAGGCACAGAACCTGCTGTCGACTGCGATGGATATCAGCACCGCCACCGGCAAAGACCTGAACAGCGTCAGCATCGCGTTGGCTAGAGGTGCGAACGGTCAGTTCACCGCACTCACCAGGCTCGGCATCCCGATTGACGAGAATACGAAGAAGTCCAAGGATTTCAATCAGGTTCTTCGTGACTTGAACGAGCAATTCGGTGGTGCTGCGAAGACCGCTGCTGGCACGTTCCAAGGGCAGTTGAAGATTCTGCAAGGCCAGTTCGGTGAGATTGTCGAGACGGTTGGGGCGGCCTTGTTGCCGTATCTGCAACAGTTCTCTGATTTCATTGTGACGAATGTGGTGCCTGCGGTTCAGCGCATCACAACAGTTCTTGGGGAGAAGGGGCTGGTGGCCGCCTTTCAACAGTTGGTCTATGAGTCTGGGAAGAGTGCGCCCGCTCTGATAGGTGCGTTCAGGGCAATCACAATCGGTGTCGCAGAGTTCGTCAATGTGACGGCTCGAGCGTTCAACGTAACGAAAGCACAGTTCCAACTTCTCAGGGGAGATGTTGTTGGTGCGGTCAAGTCGTTCGCTGCCGCGACGAAAGAAGTCATTGACACCGACGCTCTGCGCTCAGCGTTTGATTCTCTGGCTGTCGGTATCAATCACTACAAGCGTGAGGTGACAACGGCTGATCGGGCTGAGCGTCAGTTGAACGCAACCGGTGAGGCGACCATTGACACGTTCGGTGAGGGTGGCGGTGGTGGCGGTAAGGGTGGGGTGGCTAAGACCGTCAAGACTGCGGCTGAGAAATTGAAAATGCTGACCGAGGCTATTGACAAGTCAACGGCTGCGTCGAAGCGGTTGAAGTCGGCTGGGGAGTCTGTGGCTGATTCGCAGAAGTCGTTGGCTGATGCGACTTCGGAGCGCGAGAAGGCTCAGGCTGCGTTCAATCAGGCTGTGGCTGGGTATGGTGCGGATTCGCAGCAGGCTAAGGATGCTCAACGGAAGTTGGATGCGGCTCAGCGTGATGTGGCTCGATCGGGGTTTAGGGTTGAGCAGGCTGTGTTTGCGGTGAAGGATGCGGAGAAGGAGTTGGCTGAGGTTCGTGCTGATCCTGAGTCGAATCCGCAAAAGATTCGTGAGGCTGAGATTCGTTTGGCTGAGGCGAAGTTGGCTGTGACTGATGCGACGGATGCCCAGTATGAGGCGACGAAGGATTTGGGTGAGGCTCAACGGTTCCTGAATGAGCAGGTGTCGGGTGCGATTCCTGGGTCTGCTGTGTATGAGGAGTTGGCTTCGGATTTGGCTGATGCGAAGGAACGTGAGGCCGATATGACGAGGCGTGTTGCTGACGCTATTGATGCTCAGCGTGAGGCGTTGGATGCGTACAATGAGTCGCTTCGTGTGCAGTTGGATTTGGCTAAGCAGTTCCCGAAGATTTCTGCTGGTGTGCCGAACCCGTTTGCGTCTGAGCTTGCTTCAATCCAGCAAACCCAAACAGCGGCACAAGCTGGGATTGTTGCAGCACCGACGGTTGCGGTGACGGTGAACGCTGGGTTAGGTGCATCGGGTCAGGAGGTTGGGGCTGAGATCGCTGAGTATCTGCGCCAGTATGCAACGGTGTCGGGTATTCAGTTCTCGAACGGTTCGACCGGCGCATTGTTCGGAAGGTAGCCGATGCCAGCAACAATGAACTGGGGGGAAACACTCAAAGTGCTTCTCGACGTCGGTTTCCTCACCGACGCATTCAAGCTGAACACCTCAGTCCTGAACGGCACCGACAAACTTGATGGAACCACAGACTTCGTAGACATCACCCAATATGTCCAATCGGTGAACATCAATCGTGGCCGATCAAGCCAACTTGACACCTTCAACCCAGGTACCCTCTCCATCGTCGCTGATGACCGAGCAGCCAACCGCTACTTCGACCCCATCAACACCGCATCCCCCTGGTACCAAGGGTCACTCGGCATCGCCCCACGTCGAGCCGTCGAAGTTTATGGTGGCTCAGCCGGAACAGCAGCCCTCTACAAAGGCTACGTCTACGACCTCAACATTGACTACGACGAACCAAACCTCTCAACCGCCACCATCCTCGTAGTCGACGCCCTCGCCCAACTCGGACAAACCAACCTCAACGCCTTCAACCCATCCAGCCAACTCACCTCAGCCCGCGTCTCAGCCATCCTCGACCGCACCGAAGTCGCCTGGTCAACCGCACTCCGAGACATCGACACCGGTGTCGCCACCTGCGGCACCGTCGCCTACGAAGACCAAACCAACGTCCTCCAAGCACTCCAAGCCGTACAACTCGCAGAGAACGGAAGACTGTTCGCAAACCGTCTCGGCCAAGTCGAGTTTGATGCTCGCATCACCAGCACCTTCGCCACAGCCGTCGCCAACCTCGGAGGCACCGCCATCACCTCCATCCCCATCCAAGCCCTCTCCAACGTGTACGGTGCCGAAACCGTCCTCAACCGAGTCTCCGTACAAATCTCAGGAAGCAGCACATCCAGCATCGCATCAGGCTCAGCCTCCCAAGCCGAATACGGAATCAAAAACTTCTCCCTCACCGACATCCCACTCGTCAACAACACAGCAGGCTCAGCCCTCGCCTCAGCCCTCCTCAACACCTACCAAAACCCTGAGGTTCGATTCGATGAGGCAACCATTCTCGTCAACCCGTTGAGTGACGCACAGATTGAGACGATGGCCGCACTTGAGATCGGTGACGTGCTGACCGTCACTAAAACCTTTTCAACCGGTAGCCCAACCAGCATCACCAAGAACGTCGTCATCGAAGGCATCCAACACATCGTCACCCCATCCCGCCACGACATTCGACTTCGCCTCGGACAGATCGATGTCCTCACCCCGTTCATCCTTGATACCTCTACGCTCGACGATGCGACCGTCGGCTTAGGCTAAGATATCGGCATGCCAAACGTAACAAGCGTCTGGGACTTCAGCCCAGGAGAAACCCTCACAGCAGCCAAACTTGATGACGTCAACTGCGGAATCCATGTCTTCAGCGGTACTGCCACACGCGACGCAGCCTATGGCGGATCGGGCGAGAGGACTTTGGAGGAAGGCGAGTTCGCATACCTAGCCGACACCAACACGACCCAGTATTACGACGGGTCAGCGTGGCAAACCGTTGGCCTCACTCCTGGTTTGCGTTACATCACAGGTAACTCGTTTAGCGCGGTCTCGTCATTTAGTCTGCCTAACGATACGTTCACGACAACATATCGGAACTACAAAGTGATCGTCGTAGTCAGTTCCGCATCAACCGCGCTCACCGTCACATCACGTATGCGAACCGCTGGAACAGACAACTCAAATAGCAACTACATTTTCGGCTCTATGGCGTGGTCGGTATCTGCTCTCACGCTTACTAACCAGTCGGCAGGAACTACATCGTGGACGACGGGCCGACTTGACCCAACTACGTATGGCTACGGAGCAATGAACCTCGATATTTACTCGCCACAGTTAGCCGCCCGTACTTTAGTGTCCGGTAGCACGCCTGAGGGCGGAGCTGCGTCCTATTGGGGACAAACAATATTTGGCAGCGCATTTACCACAACCACGCAATTTGACAGCATGAGCTTCATCTGCAGCACGGGCAACATCACAGGCACATATCGCGTCTATGGATATTCGGAGAGTTAGACCATGAGCAAACCGCTAACACAAATCGGCAACGAAGTGCGCGAAATGACTGATGACGAGTACGCCGCATGGCTGCAACTTGGCGAAGAAGTGGCCGCGCAGGAAGCCGCCGCCCAAGCCAAGATCGCCGCACGTCA